GCACGATTGAAATTCGACATCAAAACGGTGGAAAGAGTGCCCAACCTGGGCGCTTTATCCGTCGTCATAATGTCAAGTTCGCTCAAGCGAAAGTCAATAGTACCACTGGAAAGATGCATAACGCAACCGTCAATTTGACGATTACGCATGATCCTTTCGATGGAACTACTGATCACACGGCGCTACTTGACCTTTGCTCGTTCGCCAAGGAATTCCTTGACTTAGAGGGTGATGGTCTTGTAGATCAGCTACTGCGAGATGAGGTCTAAATGGCAAACAACTCGGGTAACAACCCGAAGAATGCTCCGAAGAAAACTTCGTCGAAACCGATACGCCCTCCCTCGGTGTCTCGCCGCGGCAACTGTTTTACTGTTTGCCTTGGCTCGATTCCTAAAGGAGTTAGTGTCGATTATCAACGAATTTCGGATTCGCTGAGCGGGATTGTTCTCAATCCCCCTAAGCGCATTTAGCCCGTCTTTGACGGGGTGCCTCTGTAGTGTAGAACATGCGGAGGTATTACCCTATGCAGGGAAACCAGAATAGCCGCATCAACGTATTCGTTGGTGTAGTCCGAAATCTCGTTAGAGATATCGAGCTTCAGTTCATCCACCAAGGGATCTCTACTATTCCTGGGTTCAAATTTCAAGTCTCGAAAGAACTTGAACTTGACCTTAGAACAATAGAAAAAAGATCTTCCAATGAAGGTTTGGCCTTTCTCACTACCACTTTACCAGAACTTGGTAAATGGTATGATCGAGTCCTCTCCTCACAGCCACTCTCGTGCCCCGTTGGTTTTAAACCATGGTGGCAAAAGAATGACTTGTGCGGTTGCCCTAGATTCTTACGAATCTATTATGCAACTATCATGTGTGATGACCTTGAAGACGTCTTCAGGTGCCGAATTATTCGGCTTTTCCGTTCACTTTTGTTCTTGTTTTATAAACTTGAACAGACCCCCTCTGATGAGCAGATTTTTTCTACTCTTCAGAAATGGAAGTCAATCGAAGACGGAATCGAAATCTTTGATTTCCCTTCCTACTTTGATAGTGACGTCATTGAGATACGCGATCGCATATCCTCCATGATGACTGAAACTGATTTCATAGAAATCAGTCCCAGGCACGGACCTGGAGCCGTAGCGGGCGGTGAAAAGCTTGATGATAAGTGGAATTCCTTCCATTTTATCAAATCCCTTTTCTCCGTATACCCATATTATGAGTATCTCATACCTGGGTATGCTTCTATATCACCCGAGCGTGCTGGAATGATCCTCGATTACGTTCGTAATCGTAAGATCATTGACAAAGCTATTAATAGACTTGTCTTTGTACCGAAGGATTCTAGAGGTCCTCGCACTATCTCGTGCGAACCAAAAGAACTTCAGTTCTTCCAACAAGGTGTTGCACGCAATTTAATGCGTTCATTACACCAGCGATCCGGAAAACACATCAACTTCATCGATCAGTCGATTAACGGCA